CAACGCCGACATCGGCGCCATGGCCTACATCACCAACTCCACCATCTACGGCGGCTTCAAGACCACCAGCAAGGCCGGCACCGATGCCGTGTTCGTGCTGGAGCCTGGCGGCACCGTCAACGGCTACCCCGTGGTCCGCTCGAACCAGATCGCTTCCGGCGATGTGTTCATGGGTTGCTGGAATCAGCTCATCCTGGGGATGTGGGGTGCGCTGGATCTGCAGGTGAACCCCTACGCCCTGGACAAATCCGGCGGTGTGCGGGTGACTGCGCTGCAGGATGTGGACGTTGCCGTTCGCCATCCTGAGGCCTTCTGCCGCGGCAACAACACCCTGTGATCATGGAGCTCCTGATCCTGCGCCAGACCTCCATCGCCGGCCGGCCCGCACGGGTCGGTGATGTGGTGGAGGTTGGCGACCGCGACGCCCGGCTGCTGATCGCCAACGGCAAGGCTGAGCCGGCGCCAGCGGTGCAGGATCCGGAGCCCACCCCTGCGCCGACGCGCACCCGCAAACCCCGCACCCGGACCCATGGCAGTACATGAGCTCACGCTGGAGAAGCTCCAGCACTTCACCCTCCTGGCCACGACCACGATCACCGGCACCGGTGACCAGACCGGCGTGGACCTGGCCGGCTACGAAGGCGACGTGCAGATCATCCTGAGCGGCACCGCTGCCGGCTCTGGCGCAGATCTGACCTTCCGCATCGAGGAGTCTGCCGACAACTCGACGTTCACCGCAGCGACCGGCGGCGGGTTCACCGCGATCGGCAACACTGCCGCGAAGCAGGTGATCACGCTGAACAGCAACGACCTGAAGCGGTACATCCGCCTCAGCTGCACCGCTGAGACCGGCACCGCCAGCTCGTCGGTCACCTGCTTCGGCTACGGCCTGAAGAAGTACGGGTGACCTGCTGATGGCGTGGACTGAGGATCCCACGGACTTTCTCCAGGACTTCGGCGTGACTGTCACTGCTGGAGCGGTGGAAGGTCTCGGGATCCTCGACACGCCTGGCGAGTACGTCGCAGACGGCCGGGTCATCACGACCGAGTACCTGCTCAGGGCTGAGGCGTCGAAGTTCGGCAGCCTGGCCTATGACGACTCGATTACGGTGGCCGGCACCACCTACACCGTGCGAGAGCAGCCGCTGCTGGTGGATGACGGGATCTTCTGCCTGGTGCTGCTGACCAAGGCGGTGGTCGCGCTGTCGCGGCTGCTGCTCGAGGATGGATCGTTCCTGCTGCTGGAAGACGGCGGCTATCTGCTGCTGGAGGCGTAATGGCTGATCAGAAACTTTCACAGCTGACAGCGGCGACAACACCGCTCACCGGGACGGAGACGCTGTACGCGGTGCAGAGCGCGGCGAGCCGGAAGACCACGGCGCAGGCGGTCGCGAACCTGGCCCCTGGGACCGACCTCAGCTACACGGCCGGCACGCGGACGCTGGCCAGCAGCACGGGCGCCGATGTGGTGCTGCCGCTGGCGACGACCACTGACGCGGGCCTGCAGAGCGCAGCGGACAAGACGAAGCTCGACAGCATCACGGTCGATTCTGCGACGGTGGTGCGGAAGTACGTCCGCAACAACTCGGGCGTGCCGATCCCGAAGGGTGCGGCCGTCTACCAGACGGGCAGCAGCGGCACGACGCTGACCGTTGCGCTGGCTGATGCCTCAACTGAGGCCACCGCCGCGCAGACGCTCGGGCTGGCGCAGGAGGCCATCGCCCACAACGCGAACGGCTATGTGGTGGCCGTGGGCCTGTTGGACGGGATCTCTACCGCGACGCTCACGGAAGGGCAGATCGTCTGGCTGTCTGAGACAGCGGGAGAGGGCACGACCACTAGGCCAACACAGCCGGCCCATGGTGTGGTGCTGGGCTACTGCGTGAAGCAGGCGGCCGGCACCGCCGGGATCCTCTACGTCAAGGTGGACAACGGCCTTGAGATCGAGGAGCTCCACGATGTGCTGATCAGTGGGGCGACCACTGGCCAGGTGCTGCGGCTTGCGTCCGATGGGCTGTGGAAGAATCACACGCTGACGGTGCCGGTTGAGATCGGCCTGGCCTGCAGCGATGAGACCACAAGCCTGACCACCGGCACGGCGAAGGTGACGTTCCGGCTGCCGTATGCAATGACGCTCACGGCGGTGCGGGCCAGCGTGACCACGGCGCCCACCGGCAGCACGCTGGTGGTCGATGTGAACGAGGGCGGCACTTCGGTGCTGAGCACGAAGCTCTCGATCGACGCCAGCGAGAAGACGAGCACCACGGCCGCGTCCGCTGCGGTGATCTCTGACAGCGCCCTGGCCGATGACGCGGAGATCACGATCGACATTGACCAGATCGGCGCCACTGTCGCCGGTGCTGGCCTCAAGGTCTGGTTGATCGGGGTGCGGGCATGACGTTCCTGATCAATCCGTATCGGTTCGCGGCGGCCTACGACACCGACGCTCAGGCGTACATCACGGCAGTGGAAGCGGCCGACGGGCAGGCGCTGGAAACCGGCGTGCGTGACGCGATCAATGCGTTCGTGGTCGGCTGCAAGGCGGACGGCATCTGGACCGCCATCAAGGCCAGCTGTATCCTTGCCGGTGCTCGCACACTGGCAGGTGCGCTGGTGCCATTGGTCGGCACAGCACCTACAAACAACAACTTCGTGAGCGGCGACTACAACCGCGAGACAGGGCTAGCTGGCGACGGGAGCACGAAGCGCCTCAACAGTAACTGCGCACACAGCAACTGTCCCAAAAATAATGGACACATTTCAGTGTATGCAAGTTCGCCCCATACAACCGCAAGCCGTGCATACATGTATGCGTTAGGCAGCTCCATTTTCACGGCAATGATAAGCACTACAGCATCGCCGCCAGATGCTTGGATCATGCACGACAGCGGATCTTCAGTGCCTCGATTCACGGACAACGCATCCGCTGGGTTCAGAGGTGTGCAGAGAAGTGATAGCACGTCGTTCTCTTACCGAACTGGTGGAACAACGACATCAGTAACTCGTGGAGTTGGAACCGGCACTCCAGGTACTGAAACCTTCTGGATCTATGCCATTGGAGATGGGACATTTTATTCAGATGCCCGCCTCGCCTTCTACAGCATCGGTGAATCCCTCGACCTGTTCCTGCTCGACAGCAGGGTGAGCACCCTGCTCACCGCCATCGCCGCCGCGATCCCATGACCCGCCAGCTCTACCGCATCAGCGACCAGGCCCTGCTGCCGTATCCCCGGCCGGATGATGAGCCCGTCATCGGCCTCGACCGCAACACCTATCGGGTGGTGGAGGTGGTGCAGCTGCCCGAGCCGCAGCACGACCCCGCAACTGAGAACCTCACCCCGACCGAGAACATCGACTGGCTGGTGGATCCACCCGATGCCACGGGTAAAGACGGCATCATCTACCGCTCCTGGTCCATCACGCCCATCGACCCACCCTCACCACCGGAGCCCGCAGCGGACTGGCTCGGCTTCGCCGGATGGCTCTATGGGTTCGCTCCGATGGCGTCGGCCATGGCTGCAGCCCGTGCCAGTTCAGACCCCCTGGGCGAGCCAGCAACGACCGGACTGCCCACCGCGATGGATGAGGCCCGGTTACGGCAGAACTACACACCGTTTGCGCTGAGCTGGGCGCAGTTCATCGCCGCCTCTGCACTGGCCCCTGCCGACCTGGCCGAGATCATCGCCCGCGCCACGGCATGCCATCTGCCGGCGCCGTTCATCGCAGCCCTGTCCCCCGCGACCGCACCATGAGCAGCCGGCGAGAGCAGATCCTGGCGCACATCGCCAGCACCCTCGGCAGCACCGCCGGGATCACGACGGTCTACCGTTCGAGGATGGAGGCGTTCAGCAGGGACGAGGCGCCGGCCATGGTGGTGGAGCCGATCGGTGACAACGGCCGCCAATACAGCACCTGCAAGATTGACTGGACGCTACAGGTAGCGGTGGTCGTCCACACTCGCGGCGCCGTGAGCGACACGCTGGCGGATCCGATCATCGTGTCGGCGCACAGCCTGCTGATGGCGGACCGCACGCTGGGCGGGCTGGCGATCGACATCATGCCGACCGCGACGGACTGGCAGCGCGACAAGGCGGACCTCGCCAGCCTCTGGATGGTCAACTCCTATGAGATCCGCTACCGCACGGCAGCGGCTGACCTTGAGACGGCCTGAGCCTACAATGACCTGAGCACCTGCTGACCCTATGGCCCGTTGTGAGATCAAGCCCCCGGCACCTCCGGCACCACCGGCCGAAGGCGGCACCTATGTAGTGGAGGGTGGTGCGTTGAAATGCACCCAGCGCACGGCGCAGCCTGGTGAACAACCGGCCCCTGCCGACCCCGACCCCACCCCCGAGGATTGACCCATGGCCCTGTGGAGAAACCGGCTGGCGCTCGTCAAGAGCGAGGACACCTACGGCACCAGCTCCAGCCCTGCCGCGACTGATGCACTCCTGTTCACGGAGCTGGACGTCGAGCCGCTGGCGATGGAGCTGATCGAGCGCGAGACGATCCAGTCGTACATGGGCAACCGGCCCAGCGTGGTGGGTCAGCGGTCCGTGCCGGTGAAGGCGACGGTAGAGGCGGCCGGCAGTGGGACCGCTGGCACGGCCCCCCGCTACGGCCCGCTGCTCAAGGCGGCCGGTCTGAGTGAGACCGTATCTGCTAGCACCAGCGTGACCTATGCGCCGGTGTCGGATGGGTTCAGCTCCTACACGATGGATTTCTATGCCGACAACGGCAGCCGGCAGGCGATCACCGGGATTCGCGGTGGCGCAGAACTGAGCATGGCGGTGGGCGAGATCCCGACGATCGCCTTTGATCAGATGGGGATCTTCGCTGCACCCGGTGCGCTGAGCCGGCCAACCGAGACCTACTCGGCGCAGGCCAGCCCTGTCGCGGTGAACGCCGACAACACCACCTCCGTGAGCGTGCACGGGTTCTCCGCGTGCATGACCAGCTTCAGCCTGAACCTGGGCGTGGAAATGACCTTCGAGCAGAAGGCCGGCTGCTCGAAGCAGGTGCGGATCACGGACCGGAAGCCGACCGGGTCGATCACGATCGAGCTCCCCGGCATCGCGACGAAAGATTTCATCGCCATTGCCAGCGCGCAGAC